TCGGTGTCCGCCCCGCTTTTGCAATCTGCTAATCTTCAATCTCACCCCCTTGTGGGGTGAGATAAACATAGCGATAGCATAAAAGGGAAACGGAAAAGGATTTGCGCTGGCGCAAATGAAATTATGAATGAGATATGTACACTCCACTGCCCCCGGATAAAATTTTTTCGCGGAAAAATCGCTGAAAAGGTACTGTGACGGGGGTTACGGGGCGTTGCGGCTGCTTTCGCCCAAAAAGTGGCTAGGTTTTTGAACAAAAAATGAACGCATTTGGTTTGGTTTAAAATGGCCATTGACATAAAAAAAGAGAACTGGATATCAACCCGGAGCCTTGCGACTGTCCTGAAGCTCTCCTTGGAGAGAGTAAGGCAGCTCGAAGAGGAAGGGTGCTTCACAAGCCGGATGGATAAGAACCGGAAGCAGTATGATCTTATCCCTTCGGTACAGGTCTACATTGAATATCTCCGGAAGCAGAAGGAGAATTCCCTTACCACACAGCTGGAAGATGAAGCCCGCCGGATCAAGGCGGACGCTGACCTGAAGGAAGCAAAGGCGGCCATTGAGCAGCTGAAGAAAGCAGAGCTGGAAGCGTCTATGCACCGCTCCGAAGATGTGGAGGCAGTTATCACAGATCTTGCCTCCGTGATCCGCGGGGAGCTTTTGGCTCTTCCGGGAACTCTGGCGGTGGATATGGCCAGCACCACCACCGCAACGGAGTGTTCTGCAATTATAAAAGCGGCGGTCAATACCATTCTGAACCGCCTTACTGACTACAGTTATGACAAGAATGAGTTCAAGCGCAGGGTCAGAGAACGGGAAAAGTGGATGAATGCGCAGGAAAACAGAGAGGAAACTGAAGAGGAAACAAGCTAAACAAGCCAAAACCGTAACAAAAGAAATAAAGCGGCTTATGAAGACGGTTTCCAGGGCTTGCGCTGTGTTCAAGGCCCCGGAGAATATCACGGTATCCGAGTGGGCTGACAGATACAGGATCCTTCAGGCTGAAAATTCAGCAGAGTCCGGGAAATGGAAGACGAAAAGGACACCATATCTGAAGGAGATTATGGATGCCTTCACGGATCCACGGGTGAAGGTTGTGGTCATAGCAGCGTGTGCACAGCTGGGAAAGACGGAAGCCCTTCTCAATATGATCGCATATATGATAGACCAGGATCCCGGCCCTGCAATGCTCATAATGCCGACCGTGGATATGGTGGAAGATACGTCAAAGAGAAGACTTTCCCCGATGTTTCGGGATACAAAGCCGCTGATCACAAAGGTGGCAAGCGAAAAAAGCAGAAATTCCAATAATACCATCACGAAAAAGTCATATCCGGGAGGAATGCTTACCCTTGTGGGAGCTAATTCCCCTGCACCGCTGGCCGGAGTGCCTGCAAGATATGTTTTCGGTGATGAAATAGACCGCTGGACTAAGGCAGCGGGAAAAGAAGGTGATCCGTGGGGACTGGTACAGGCCCGTACAATCACCTTTTATAATTCAAAGATGGTTGCGGTTTCCACTCCTACAGTAAAGGATGACAGTAAGATAGAAGACCTCTTTAAGCTGGGTACGCGTGAATACTGGAGTGTTCAATGCCCGGATTGTGAAGAGTATTCATACATAAAGTTCGATAATATCCGTTTCGACTATAAGACCATAGAGCACGGAAGGGATAAGCAGTACATAGTTGAAAATATCGGCTGGGCCTGTCCCCATTGCGGATGTATCCACGATGAAAACACAGTGAAACACCAGCCTATGAAATGGGTTCCGGAAAGCCCTGAAGCCATTAAGAACGGATACCGCTCTTTCTGGATCAACGGCTTTTCTTCCCCCTGGCTTTCCTGGGAGTACATCATAACCCGCTTCCTTCAGGCCGGTACGGATCCGGAAAAGCTGAAGGTAGTCTACAACACTCTTTTCGGGGAATTGTGGAGCCAGCGTGTGGACGTGGGGGATGAAGAAGAACTCATGAGCCGTGCTGAAGACTACGGAGCAGAACTCCCGGAAGGAGTTCTGGCCCTTACTTGCGGCGTTGATACACAGGATGACCGTTTAGAGTATGAGGTAGTAGGATACGGCTTCTTTGAGGAAAACTGGGGCATAGAGAGAGGCATTATCCAGGGACGGCCGGACAATCCGGAGACCTGGATCAAGCTGGACGGCGTGCTGGATCACGCTTATTCATACAAAAACGGAAGAACGCTCCGGATCTCCCTTTGCTTCGTTGATGAAGGCGGACACTTCAGTAAGGAAGTATGGGAACAATGTGCTATGCGTCCCGGAAGGATGTGGGCGGTAAAAGGTTCAAGTATTCCCGGATACCCTTACACTTCCAGGGCAAAGAAGATTGAAGTCCAGACACCGGACGGAAGACCTTATACCACTTATCACTACATTATCGGAACTGATGCCGGTAAAGAGAGAATAATGAGCGGTCTTAAGGTGCTGGAACCCGGTGCAAGAATGAGCCATTTTCCCACAGACAAGGAAAAAGGCTATGACATACATTATTTCCACGGGCTTTTATCTGAAGCCCCTGAAATGCAGGAAAACGGCGGCTGGAAGTGGAAGAAATTACCGGGCCACGACAGGAATGAGGCTTTAGACTGTAGAAACTACGCTAATGCAGCCTTTAAGATCCTTCATCCGAACCTCGACCGGATCAAATACCTTTTAGAGCACCCGGATGAAAAGAAAAAGCCTGTCAAAAGGAAACAGCAGCCACGAAAACGCCGGATAGAGGAGAGCGACTGGTGATTATTAAGTACGATGCCACAACTGAACACGGGATACAGTACCTTTCACGCCTGTACTCCGCTAATTATGAGTATGAAATGGTAGTGAACGACCTTGACGGGATGGTGGAAGTGAGAAAATCCATTCTTTCCGGAGGGGGAGCGGTCACACAGTACACCATAGGATCAAGGTCACTTTCAAGGAAGTCCTTAAGTGCTTCCGACCTTCTTAAATTATGGGATGACCTATGGGCTAAAAAATTGCGCCTGGAGCAGGGGAGAGCACCCCGGAAAGCCGTAGGCGTGGTTCCCCGTGACTGGTAAATCAAGGGTATAGAGTTGTTTTATAACGGCTTTGTACTAGGGTGGGGCTTTTTTGCGGTGCCATTTGTTTCCGCTCCTTTCCCCCACCCTTTATAAGAGAGGTGGACGATGATAGAAGCAATCCCTATTTCAGGGCATAAAGGCTACGGATCCGCCGGGGCAAGCACGACAAAGAGAGCCTTGAAGGGATTCAAGGCAATGTCAGGATCCCCCAGGGAGGATATCGACCTAAACAATTACACATTAAGGCAGCGGGGAAGACTCATGTATATGGGGGCTCCCATTGCTTCCAGCGCGGTAAAGACCAACCGCACAAATACAATAGGGTTAGGGCTTAAGCTTAACCCACGCCCTGACGTGGAATTATTAGGACTTGATACGGATGAAGCGACCGAATGGGTGAAGAACGTCAAGCGTGAATTCGGCCTATGGGCTGACAGGCGCGAAACGTGTGACGCTACCGGAGTGAATAATTTCTATGAAATGCAGCAGCTCCTTATGTCTTCCTGGCTGATGTCAGGGGACGTTTTTGCGCTTGTGCAGAGCGAAAAAGCCGCGCCTTATGCCCCTTACACTTTGAGACTCCGGCCGGTTGAAGCTGACAGGGTGGCAACCCCTACGGATTCCGGCTTACTGTCATTCATAAGGACCACCGGAAAGAACCCGAAGAACGGTAATACCATTTATGACGGCGTGGAAGTGAATAAGAACGGCAAGGCGGTAGCCTACTGGATCCGGAATACCTATCCATTTGAAAATTCCCTTGAACAGACGGAGTTTGTGAGGGTGGAGGCCATAGGAAGAAAGACCGGGATGCCTAACATTATTCAGATAGTAGCCACGGAGAGGCCGGACCAGTACAGAGGGGTTTCTTTTCTTGCACCGATTATTCAGCACATTTTGCAGCTTAACCGGTACACGGAAGCGGAGATCATGGCGGCCATAGTCCAGTCAGATCATTCAGCCTTCATAACCTACAACAATGATGCTTCAATGATGCCGTTCAATGAAGTGGGAGCAGGATATGAAGAGCAGGAAGCAAGCTATGATCCGAATGAATACGAATTAGGGCCGGGAACCATAAATGTAATGAACCCCGGAGAGGATGTTAAGTTTTCCAATCCCACGCACCCGAACACAACCTTTGATTCATTCGCGACCGCGATAATCACGCAGATAGGAGCTGCTTTAGAGATCCCGAAGGATATTTTACTGAAAGCCTTTGATTCCTCTTATTCAGCGTCAAGGGGAGCGTTGCTGGAAGCCTGGAAGAGCTTCAATATGTACCGCACCTGGTTTATAAACGATTTCTGCAACCCTGTTTATAAATTGTGGATGACTGAAGCGGTGGCTTTAGGGCGGATATCAGCCCCGGGATTCTTTGCAGATCCGGCTATTCAGGCTGCATGGCTTAACTGTCAGTGGATAGGGCCTTCACAGGGTATGCTTGATCCTGTCAAGGAGATCCAGGCAGAGCAGATGGCTTGTGCAAATGGATTCAGCACACACGCTGACAGCGCACTCCGGCTTAACGGATCAGAATTTGACTCCAATATAGAGCAGCTGGCAAGGGAAAAAGCGAAGGCTGAAGAGCTTTCACTTGTGATAGGATCCATGGAAACAGCCCCGGATTCCGGGGTAAATACAGACAAGGAGGAATAAAATGCCGGGATTAAGAAATATAATGCCCGATCTTAAGCCTTATGTGATTAACAAGGCAAAGGACGGCAAAAGCGCAAGCGTCAACCTGTACGGGGAAATCGTTGAAAGTGTTCCTACAAGCTGGTGGACGGGTGAAAAGGTGGACGGCCTTTTCATTGAGTTAGAAGGATTCCTTAAAGATTTGGAGAACTTATCCGGAATGGATGAAGTCTCTTTCTACATCAACTCCGTGGGAGGGGATGTATACGCCGGGATATCAATTTTTAATAAGATCCGGTCACTAAAAGCGGAAACGACCACAGTGGTGGACGGTTTAGCAGCTTCGGCGGCGGCCATAGTCGCCCAGGCTGGAGATAAGAGGCAGGTTTCCGTAGGATCGCAAACAATGATCCACACAGCCTCCGCAGGGCTGATAGGTTACTACAACCGTCAGGAACTTAAGAAGGTTGATAACACGCTTAAGAGCATAGACAAGAGCCTTGCGGAGCTGCTGGCGGACCGGACAGGCAGGGAGCAGGATGAGATTATGGCAATGCTGACAAAGACCACCTGGATGACTGCTGATGAAGCGGTAGAGGAAGGCTTTGCGGATGAAGTCATAAATAAATCAGAACCCGTAGTTGACCGGGTAAGCGATTCCCTGACCTACATCATAAACGGGATCCCCCACACCTTCGGAAATATGCCACTTCCGGCATTTAAGACTGTGGGGACATTTGCGCCAGCGCAAACAGAGGTATCGAACGGCTCCGGGCCGGTTGATATAGATAATCCATCAAATAAGGAGGAAAAAAGCATGGATATTCAGGAACTTAAAAATGCTTACCCTGATCTTGTGACACAGATCCAGGACGAAGCGAAGGCAACGGCCCAGACCGATAACGCTGAAGCCGTTAAGAATGCGGTTGATGAAGCTGTGAAAGCTGAACGCCAGCGCATGAAGGAGATCGACTCCATTGCGCAGACCGTAGGTGCAGAGCTTGTCAATGAAGCAAAGTATGGAGAGAACCCCATGAACGCTTCAGAACTTGCCCTTAAAGCACTTCAGAACCAGCAGGCAGCGGGCGCACAGTACATCCAGGACCGCAGAGAAGAGCAGGATGCGTCACACGTGAATGACGTTACCGCAACCCCCGTTTCCGGATCCGAGGAAGATACCGCGGAAAAGGATATCAAGGACGGAGCAGCCCTGCTTGTATCATCAATGAAGAAATAAGGAGGAATGAAAAATGTTAGTAGAGACTTACAAACCCGACAACCTTATTGCGGATAACGCACAGCCTATCCATAAGGGAACCGTAACCGTAGCAAGCGGAGAAGGTGAACTTAAGAGGGGTTCCGTGCTCACAAGGAACGGAAGTGACAAGTTTGTCATTACCGCAAGCACCTTAAGAGTAGGCGGTTACCTTCCTGAAGTGGTACTTGCAGAGGATGTTGACGCTACAGATGCGGACACCGTTGCGGATGTTTACACTTCCGGAGATCTTAAGGAAGATGCCCTTATCGTAGCAGCGGGATATTCACTTTCAGACGCAGACAAGGCCGACCTGAAGAAGAACGGTATCTATGTCAAGGCTGGAATGTAAGAAGGAGGAATAAGAGAAATGGCTATCAATTTATATGACACCAGAACAATGCTGGAAGCAAAGGAAGTATTCGCTCCGAAGGCTACGTTCCTTCGCGACAGGTATTTCCCCACTTCCGAAGCTGACATTTTCGACACCGAAAAGGTGGATATCGACTATGAGGACGAGCAGAGCAACAAGATCGCACCTGCAATCCTTCCCGAAGTGGGCGGTATCCCCGTAGATCGCAGAGGCTACGAGACCCATGAGTTTGAGCCTCCCACAATCGCACCCGAAAGAATACTTAAGCCCCGCGACCTCTATAAGAGACAGGCTGGTGAGGTTATCGGAGGCAATCTTACGCCGCAGCAGAGGGAGGCAGGTATCCTTGCAAAGGATCTTTCCGACCTTGGCCGTATGATCGACCTTAGAGAAGAGCAGATGGCAGCCCAGACGCTCTTAAACAATGCCTACACTATCAAGCAGTATGCTGATAAGTTTGGCAGCCAGAGCATTGACAAGGCTATCCAGTTCTATACAGAGGGAAGCAACCCTGCAACTTATACCGGATCCGGATGGTCAACAAGCTCCACAAATATCATTGCAGACCTTGATACCATGGCAAACCGCCTGACAAAGAGAGGCCTTCCTGCAACTGATGTTGTTGTGGCTGCTGATGTTGCTGACGTGATGCTGGGTAACAGCGAAGTGCAGGAGCTTCTTGACATAAGGAGATATGAGCTGGGACAGGTTAAGCCTGAAGCCCTTCCTGAAGGTGCTGTCCTGATCGCTGTCCTTAACGTCAAGGGCCATATCATGAACGTGTTCAGCTATTCATTAAGCTACACCGATGAAAGCGGCACAACGAAGGACTTCATTCCTTCCGGATCCGTGATCGTAACCGCTCCCGCTTGTGGACGTATGGCTTACGGTTCAATCTCACAGCTGGAAGAGGGTGTTGACGGCTTCGTGACCTATGCAGGTCGCAGGGTTCCCCATGTCGTAAACAACGTTCATGACAACGTAAGGACCCTTACACTTCAGGCAAAGCCTCTGGCTATCCCGAACGTGAAGAACCCGTTTGTATTCTCAAAGGTGCTTTCATAAGGGAAGCCCTTAAAAGAAAGGATGATAATATGCTTGCTAAAGTGAGTGATTCATATTACGGATCCTTCGGGTTATTCGACCCGGAGACAAAATCCAATAAGGTAAAGACAAGGGAAAGCGCACCGTTTGATATAGACGATGCGCTTTTCAATCGTCTGTCAAAGGAAGGCGTACTGGCAAAGGCTGACGCAAAGCCCGAAAAGGCCGAAAAGAAGCCCGAACCTCCCAAAGCCCCCGAAGCTCCGGAAGATCCCGGAGAGGATTCCGACCTTGACCTTGAAAACCTTACCTACAATGAGCTTAAGGAAGTAGCGAAGGGATTTGGTATTTCCTGCAAGGTAGGGATGTCAAAAGAGGATGTCAAGGACGCTATAAGGGAAGCCATGGAGGATGATGCGCCTGTCCTGACAACGGAAGAGCCTGACTAAGGAGGCGGCCATGGGATTCAAGGAAATGGTGGCTGATGATATTGAAAATGTGTTTGAAAACCTGGAGGAATTTGCCGACACCCACACCTGGAACGGCGGTTCAGGGAAATCCTACACTATCACAGCCGTTGTTGACGATGACAAGCTCATGACGGATTATTCATCAGAATTTGAACTTCTGCAAAAAGGAAGCCACTTACTGTATGCCTCCGCTACACAGTTCAAAGAGAAGCCAAAAGCCGGAAGTGCGGTGAAGCTGGACGGCAATATCTACACGATAGACGAGATTCAGGAAGACATGGGAATGTATGCCATTTTCCTGTCAAGGGGTAAGTGATGTGGGGAAAGAAAGAGTCCTTTTCAATAAGCGTGGACTTAACGGAAGTTGAGAAAGCGCAAAAACTGTTAGTGGCAAGAGGCCCGAAGGCTTTACAGAGTGCGGTTACCAGGGCTTTGAAGTCCGGAGTATCCGCTTTCAAAAGCTCAAAGAAGGGCGGAGCACCTGACATTTATAAGGTATCCTCCGGAGAGCTGAAGGAATTTGCTTCAGTAAAGAAGGATCAGATAGTGATTAAGTCACGCCTTCTCACAGCCGGAAAGAAGCCCGCCCACTTTGCCATTACCCCAGGAAGCTACACGGCCGGAAAACGCCGGAAGGCTACAGTAAAGGTCAAGAAGCAGGGAAGCAAGGAGAACCTGCCTCATGCTTTTGTGGCCAACCCTGCAAAGGTAAACGGCGGTACTACAATGCTTTGGGAACGGACAAAGGGAAGGTTTCCTCATACCGGGAACGCTGCAATGGAACCCGTAAGAAGGGTTTCAGCGGCGCAAATGGTACAGAACCCGAAGGTAGAGAAAGCCGTCATGGATGCCATTCAGGAGACCTTTGATAAGCGTTTAGATCATGAGCTGGGAAGGTTAGGAAAATGAGAAGCATACAGAAAGAATTAGAGACCATCAGGGATTATATCAAGGGAAAGATAAACGAAGAGAAGTACAAGATGGTCCGCCCGCCGGTTGAAGGCGATGAAGAAAGCCCCCTGGCACTTGTAAAGCCCAAGGTGGCAATCGGTAACATACCCCATACTAACTTTTCATTATACGGGACTACGGATGACCGCTTCTTTCAGGCCCCTTATCTTTTGATAGGGTATGAAAGCGCATTATTCCACCCAAGTGATGAAGAGATCCACATATTGATCCAGGGATGCGCATACACCGCTTCAGAGTATGATGCGGAAGAAGACAGTATCAGCTTTCCGGATAACGAAGGTGTTCTTGATATCACACAGATGCTTGAACACGTCATGGGATGGTGTCAGGAGCTTCATACGTTCCCTGCTGATATGGAATATGAGATAGGGAACTACGGAGCACAGGCTTACACGTATCCGTACAACTTCGGATACCTGGCATATCAGCTAAAGACCAACGTGGGGCAGATCCCCCGCAGTCACACTAAATTATTTTAAGGAGGAAAAACAGTAATGGTTATTAACGGAATTATAGCCAAACAGGTGGATGCAGCAGCATTGAAGACAAAGCAGGCCACCAGCGCAATACCTGTTTACCTGGGGCAGGCCCCTATATGGCAGGTAGATGATGAAAACTGGGCTGACCGTGCTGGAAAGACGGAGGTTATCACCAGTATTGACGATATGAGGGAGAAGCTGGGATACAATGTACCCGACAGCGGAGCATTTACCCCGGATCAGTCTCTTTCAATGGTTGCGAAGTATCACAATGATAATGAGAAGATCTTCCCCGTTATCATGGTGAACAATAAGCAGCTTATCACCGCGACAAGTACCGCACGCTGCACCGTGAACTTCACAAAGGGCATTGCAAAGCTGGTAGGAAACAATACCGTGCTTTCTTCCCTGAAGCTGACGGACGGTGATGAACTGGATCCTACAGAGTACGTCAAGGGTGAAGACTATGAGGCGGCCTACGATGAAAAGGGACAGAATATCATTATCAGTTCTGCAACCCTTACCACGGCGGCGGTTGACAGGGATGTGGTGAATACAGAGAATATCAATTTCAACAAGGACACCTACGATGAAATTGACTTCATACCGCAGAATACAGGGTATATCCCTGCAAACCTTTCCGCTCCGCTCTGGGATAAGAAGATCGACACCGGCGGAAATACCATAATGGCAAAGCTGGCCTCCATAGCCGAAAAGCCCATAGACAAGCATTACTATGTACAGGCTTTCGGACAGCTTGAAGCTACCAGCAGATCAGCAGCGCTCACAGAGAAGGAAGACTACACTTCCCCGAAGATGAAGGTATGCTGGCCGTTTGCAAAGATAGGATCCTATATTTATCCTGTATCCCTTCTCTTCTCCGCAAGGAAGGAGACTGTGGATAAGAGGAATGACGGAGTTCCTTATGAGTCCGCAAGTAATGAGATCATAGAGATCGCTTCCCTTTGCGATAAGAGCGGAAATATCATTAAGCAGCTGGAAGAGGAAGCCGACACTCTGAATGCTAACGGTATCGCTACAATGGCCTTTACCACTAACATGAAGTGGAATACCTACGGCGTGTGCATGGCCAATTATTCAGAGACAGACAGGGGGAATATCCCGCCTAACAAGCTGAATGATGCAGCCGTGCAGATGATGGACTTCATTTGTAACGACTTTGAACTCCGCTTCGGAGAGATCGTTCACAAGCCCATGAGCATAAGGGTAGCCAATGACATAGTAGAGGTTTACGGGAAGGTGCTTAACGCATACGTTTCACAGGGTATGCTTATTGCAGGCACTATCTCCTTTGAACCTTCGGAGAACTCCACAGCTGACATAGCTGACGGACAGTTCACCTACTCTATCAGTGAGACCAATACGCCTCCTGCAAAGGCTATCATTGCCAAGGTTACCTATGACAGCACCGCCCTGGATGCTTATTTTGAGGGCATGGGGAAGGAGGAAGAGTAAACCATGGAAAAATACGTATATAATCTTACAGACTTCGCCCACAGGGTCAGTGCAGACGGCAAGACCTGGGAGAACAGTGACAACATTAAGAAGTTCAAGCTTCCTGACATTGAGCCGGGTGCTGAAGAGGTAAACGGCTATTCCGGCCTTAACGGTACTATCAACGTGATAGACTGGGCCAATATCGGAGCTATGGAGCTTGCGCTTACCTACGCCACCATTCCGGAGTGCATGGGTATCTTCTCTCCGGAGAAGCAGTACCACCAGCTTGTATGGCTGGAGCAGTACACCGATAAGAACGGTGATGTGGGCTGGATGACCTTCAAGGTGTATATCACCGGTATGCTGAAGAAGATCCCCGGAGGGGATGCTTCAAAGGGTGAGAGCAATGAGAAGGAGTTCACTTATGGTATCAACACCTATAAGCTGACACGTAAGAACGATGACGGTGAAGAGGAGACCATAATTGACTACGATCCCATCAATAAGGTTCTTGTCCTGGGCGGCAACGACTTCGGAAGCAAGCTGAACACAGCCCTTGCAAGTTTCTGATCCTGTTTAATTCAGGGTATAAACGTGATTAAATCCCCGGCTTAACGGCCGGGGATTATTTTGTAAGAAAGGAAAAAACAAATGAGCGAAGAAAAGAAGGCAATAAAAGTATTTGATGACGTGAACAAGGAAACCCCGGAAAGTGATATTCCGGAGGGTGCTTTAGTAGTAAATGCGGAAAACGCTATGGAGATCATTAAGACCGGAAAGGGAGTGCTTGAACTCTCAAAGCCTACTGATATAGGCGGGAAAAAGGTTTCCTCCATATATTTTGATCTGTCTTCAGTATCAGCTATGAAGTACAGAGGAATTATCAAGAAAGTAGAGAGACAGAACCGGATGCAGATTCCGGATCCGTCCAAGGATATAGATGTGCAGATGGAGATATTTGCCGAAGCGTCAGATATCCCCGTTGCAGAGCTTAAGACTGCTATCACTATGAAGGATCTCTCCCAGATAGAGACAGTGGTCTATTATTTTTTAGCAGCGTAGAAGGTCCCGGTGAATATGGACGCACCAGGACAGAGGATATGGCCGGGTTCATCACGAAGTACAGCCATACGGATTATTTATCAGTGTTACAGATGGAATACGGGATGATCCTGGATCTCTATAACACCTTAGTCCATTTGATCGAAGCAGAGAACGAAGAGCGTGAAAGACACGCCACAACGATAAGGACGAAGCATGGCAAGCGGTAGAGAGTTAAAAACAGTCATAACGCTGGAAGGCAAGGTTGCCAACAGCTTAAAGAGTGCCTTTGACGAAGTAGAAAAGCGGGCAAACGGTACACAGGGAGCCTTCAGTAAATTCGGAGGCTTCGCTGCTTCCGCCGGAAAAGCGGTTGTTGCCGGTTTCGCTGCTGCTGGCGCGGCGGCCACGGCCTTTGCAGCCACTTCCGTGAAAACTGGAATGACCTTTGATAAGTCAATGTCACAGGTGGCGGCCACTATGGGTATGACCATGGAAGAAATGGCCACTATGACCGGGGAAGTAGATACACAGTTTGGCCACTTTGAAGGCACGCTCCGGGATTTTGCACAGTATATGGGATCCAATACGGCATTTTCCGCTTCAGAGGCGGCAGATGCCTTGAATTATATGGCCCTTGCCGGATACGATGCACAGACCTCTATGGCTATGCTTCCTAACGTCCTGAACCTTGCGGCAGCGGGTGGCTTTGAGCTTGCCACCGCTTCCGATATGATTACGGACACGCAGACGGCCTTCGGGCTTTCCCTTGAAAGAACCACCCTGATGGTGGATGAAATGGCAAAGGCGGCCTCCACCGGGAACACCAGCGTGCAGCAGTTAGGTGAAGCCTTCCTTGTAGTTGGTGGACTTGCGCAGGAATTAAACGGCGGCATGGTGCAGCTGGGTGAAGATATGTACACCGCAGCGGATGGCACACAGGAGCTTGAAATAGCCCTGACCGCTATGGCCAACGCCGGCATAAAAGGATCCGAAGCAGGAACCCATATGAGGAATATGCTTCTCAAATTATCGGATCCTACAGATGCCGGATGTATGGCCCTTGAAAAAATGGGCGTTACCGTCTTTGACACTGAAGGAAAAATGAGATCCTTGCAGGATATTTTCGGTGATCTTAACCGCGAAATGTCCGCTATGTCACAGGAAGAGAAGATCCAGACTATAGGGGCACTCTTTAATTCCCGTGATATTGCTTCATCAGAGGCATTATTAAAAGCGGTTTCACAGGACTGGAACGCTATAGGGCAGTCAATCCTTGATGCTCAATGGAAGCTGGAGGATGTGACGGCCGCTATGGGAAATGCGGATGTTGACTGGAGTAAATATAAGTACCCCGTAGAAGAGATAGGGGCTGATATCCGTAACTCCCTTACAACCATGAACCTGACAGCCGAAGAAGCAGCGGAAGCCCTTGCGGAAACCTTCGGAATGTCAATGACCGATGCCCTTAAAGCGGTCCAGGCAGTGGAAAGCGGTATGGCCGACTCTATGGGAGCAGCTGCACAGATGGCCGCAACACAGCTTGATAACCTTGACGGAGACGTGACTATCTTCAAGAGTGCTTTTGAGGGCTTGCAGATAGCAGTATCAGACACTCTTTCCCCTATGCTCCGTGACTTTGTGCAGTTTGGTACTAATACCATAAGCGCAATTACTGAAGGAATGAAGTCAGGGGGTCTCTCTGGGGCAGGAGAAGTGATAAAAGAGAAGCTGGCCAACGGATTCCAGTCAGCCTTGACCTGGGTACGCACGGAGCTTCCCGGCCAGATCATACACGCTCTTTCCGATGGCTTCGGAATGAGTGAGATTGAAGCGACCAACCTTGTAGCCAAAGGAATAGGAATGGCACAGGACTTCATTACCGGGATCCAGGAAGGCTTCACAGCGATAAAGCCGATATTTGAAGGCTTATTCAATACGATAGTGGGAACCTTTGAGCCTGTATTGCAGGGCTTGATACCGATAGCCGGAGCACTCTTTCAGATGTTCGCTATGAGGGCAAGGCTGATAAGTTCAGCAATACAGAAATTTGCGCCGATATTTGCAAACATAGTCAATTCTGTCATGCCTGCATTCATTACCATAGGACAGCTGGCAGGAACGATTCTTACATCAGTAGGAACCACACTTACAACCTACGTATTACCGGGAATAGAAACCCTTGCAAATGCGGCTATGAATGCCGGTCAGAGCATTATGACAGCCGTTGCGCCGGTGATCGACAGGATTTCACAGTTCATAACGACTATCGCACCTACACTGATGCCCTTTATCCAGTCAGCTTATACGCTGCTGGGAGCATTATTCCAGAACGTGCTTGTACCTTTAGGGTCATGGCTTATCAATACTTTAGGAACGGCCATAACCACGGCGGTAAGAGTCGTGGGAGCCGCACTTGATACCATATTAAGTTTCGTGGAACCGATTCTTCCGGGGATAATTCAGACCTTTACCGGAGTAATTGATTTCCTTACCGGAGTATTTACCGGAGACTGGCAAAGAGCCTGGGAAGGTATCAAGGGCATTTTTGAGGGCATATGGAATTCCCTTACCGGAGTAGTAAAGGGCGTGATTACTGCAATAGTCAAAGGCATAAATCACGTAATTAACGGAGTGAACAGCTTTATAGCTTCCACCCCTGCAAAAGCACTTGAAGCCGTAGGTATCACGGTGAAGATCCCCACTATACCGGTTCCGCAGTTTGCCAAAGGTGGAACGGTCACCAGCCCCACGCTTGCAATGATAGGTGAAGGCGGAGCACCTGAAACGGTAATTCCCCACACCAACACAGCAGAGAGCCGGAGGCTTTTAGGGATCGCCGCAGCGGGTGTCCTGGGAACCGGAGCCACCATAACGGGCGGGTCAAGCGACAGCAGAACCTTTAATATCACCTATTCCCCTGTTATCCAGGGAGCAGGCCTTACGGATCAGAGCCTTCAGGAAGACTATGAGAGATTCAAGCGGTTCATGATGCAGTTCAGCAGAGACGAAGGCAGGGAGGCACTTGCATGAAGGAAATAACGGCGGTACAGGGTCAGACCTGGGATATGCTGGCAAAACTTTATATGGGTGATGAAGTATTCACAAAGGACGTGATGCTTGAAAACCCTGAAATGAGCGACATAACGATTTTTGACGGCGGTGAGACCGTGAAGATCCCGGAGACCACCGACATAGAGGATGAAGAATGAATGTCTATATAAATGACAGTCTCATGGCTGAACCGCCGAATAACTGTACTTATATCACCTACCTTGACGGCCGGTGCAATTCCCTTGATATGACCTTTGATGATTCAGAGGGGGCAATTAAGGCCCTTGAACTTGAAAAGGGAGACACGGTACGGGCTTTGGAGGGCAATGTTGATACCGGGGAAATGTACATATCAGGCATTGATTACAGTGGTTCACAGGCCGCTATCCGCGCCCTGTCCCTTCCCCTGTCAGCATTCAAGACAAGATCCCAGGTATGGGAGAACGCTTCCCTTCCTGCAATCATAGCGGATGTCCTGGAGGATACGGAGCTGGACGTGAAGTATCAGGATAAGCCGAATTTCACCTACAAGGAAACGGCAATGATAGAGGATGAACCCCTTAAATTCATTGCCGGTAAACTTGCCCTTGAAGGCTTCGGGATCCGGATTGAGAACGGAGCGGCCATAATCTTTGATGAAAGGAAGCTGGAAAAGGAAGAGTATGTTCTTCAGGCAACGGAAGACAGCTTTTCCACAGAACCCACCTATTCCACCAGAGACGCAGGGCTTATATCCAGGGTGGAGAACTCCTATAAGACAGCGGACGGAAAGCAGATAAGCACCGTAGTGAAGTCAGGGATAGAGGGAAAGGTTATCCGGATGAATATGGCCGTGGATTCCGTGGGAGAGTCAATAAGATTCTCAAACGGGATGATGCGCCTTGCAAATAAGACAGAATTCCTTGCGGAAGGGGATATGGAGAACCTTGATTATTCCGTGGGGGAGATCATCTATATTGCGGATGCTCCAAAGGGCCACACCGGGGAGAACCTTATCTACATGATAAGGAATGACCTTGCAAACAGCAAACAGACCCTTTATATGAGACGGCCTATAGAAGGGGATTACTGATGTACAGAACGGCTTTAGTGATAAGTGTCACCGGAACGGAGGCACTTATTTTAATTTCTGATCTTAACATACAGAAAACGGCGGCAATAATGAAGGATCTTACGGTTGCGCCGAATGATACGGTCTTTGTGATCGACCAGGGGAACCTTGCAAATTGCTTGATTATCGGAATTAAACAGGAGTAAACAGATGTCAGGTACTTATATCTTTATGTGGCTGGAAAAGACCTTCCACGTAACAAATTCGGAAGTGCTTACCTATAACGGCTTAAGTGCTTCCCACTCCTACAATACTGAAGAGAAGAAGAACGGGAAGAAGATGCCGAAGACGAAGGACGTGGGTCCTGGGATAGGCACTCTTAATTTTTCCGTGAAACTTTCAGCCCTACAGGGTAACGATGTCAAGGAAGAGCACGACTGGTGGGTTGCGGAGTGCGAAAAAGGCACATACTCCTATATCTATATGGGCGGGAGTAAGTTTGGAAAGTACAAGTGGAGGATTAAGCAGGTAGACGTAGCCGACCTGGTTACGATAAATGACGGATCCTTATGGAAGTCCTGCACCCTGTCAATCAGCTTTGAAGAATATTACGTCAAGGTGAAGCTCTCAAAGGCTGAAAAGAAAGCAGCGCGCCTTCAGAAAAAGATGCGGAAGGCTATGGAAAAAGCCCAGAATGCCAAAAGTGAGAAGGCACGGGCCAAAGCAGCCGCAAAAGCCGCTAATCTTAAGACACAGTACGAAGAGCAGAAAGTGAAGGCGGCGGAAGATCGGGCTAAACAGGCGGCAAATGTAGCCCAGGCCAACACCATGATAGGAACCTATTATGATGCCCTGAAGGGCGGGGAAACCTATAAGAACCTTCAGCGGAAGATTAAAGAGGAATACAAGAAACAGAAAGGATAAACAATGGCTTATGAGTTTCAAAGGGGCTTAACCCTTACAGAACGCATATCAAAGAATATCCACGATATGCTTGAATTCCGGAAAGGTACGGTGTGCTATGACCGTGATATGGGGGTTTCAAGTGAGTGGAGGGATAAGAACAAGTATAAATATTCCGCCCAGATGCTCACTGAAGCGGCCGATATGCTCAACGAAAGAGAGACAAGGGTAAATACCACCCTGACAATGGAAGACGGTGAAATATACGCAAATATAACGGAGGACACGGATAATGATTGACCTGGTATATTACGACTCCGAGCAGATGATGGAGGAACTTATAGAGAAGTTTGAGGAAGGCACAACGGATCCGGAAACCGGGGAAAAGATCAGTGTCACCGATGCGGATTATGATGCAGATATAAGGGCGGTGCTTTCCGCTATCAATTATATGGGTGAATGTATCTTCAATCAGATCAACACCGAAGCAAATAATAATCTTGTGGCGTTCTGTGATGAAGCCAACCTGATATATAAGGGAATGGAGCGGAATGTCTTCCGCCTTCCTGCTGAATATGCACAATTAACGCTTCAGTTTACCGTTTCCGCTAATGCTCCGGAGGCCGTGACCGTACCCACAGGCACGAAGGCCACGGCTGACGGCGTTATTTTCTTTGCGACCGTTGAAGATGTGACCATAGCACCGGGGGAGACCGGGGAAGCCCTGGCACTCTCCACCGAAGCCACAGGGGACGCTAACGGCTACACAGTAGGATCCGTGAATGTACTGGTGAATTCAGTTCCTTACGTTACCGAAGTGACAAATACCACCTATTCAAGTGACGGTGCTGACATAGAGAGCCTGGAAGCCTTTAGAAAGAGGGTGCTTTATGCCCCACTTACCTATTCAGATGTGGGAACCACCAGCGCATACAGGCAGAAAGCCTTTTCTGTATCAGCCACAATCATTGACGTTGCCGTTACGCATGATGACAACGCTATTTATGTATATCTGTTATGCAGCGGGGGCACACTTCCTTCAGCTGATCTTATTGCGCTGGCGCAAGAGTGTCTTACGGATCCGGACATAAAGGCTGAAACAGATCTTATCACCGTCCTTCCGGCCGAAGAGGTTGAGTACACGGTGGATATGACATACAAGATATCGCAGCGGGATTCAGAGCAGGCCACGGCTATACAGGCGGCGGTTGAGAAGGCAGTGGATGATTATATCACTTCCATTCACACGTCCTTCGGGAACGCTATCAATCCGGAAATGCTTCAGAAAGCGGCCTACAGTGCAGGAGCAGCAAGCGTGACCGTAACAAGTCCGGTTTATACCGCTTTGGAAACCTACGAAGTGGCAAAATGCACCAGCAAGACCGTGACATATGCCGGACTGCTGACATAAGGGAGGGCGGATATGAAGATTTCAGAGACTTCCTTACTTGACCTCATTCCGGAAACAATGAGGCACGACAGGATCATAAAGGGCTTTGCGGCGGCGTGGGATTACCTTTTAGGTAAGGCGGTTGAAATAATCCCCTTGGTGAACCTTTTTGACTACCTTGAATTATTATCTCCGGAGCAGCTGGATGAAATTGCGGCGGCTATGGAGATTGATTGGTATAACACGGAGTACGAAAAGGATAAGAAGATAGCCCTGATAAGGCACTATGAGAAGACCTGCTTTAAGCTGGGTACAGTAGGATCCATCCTTGACGTTGCCGTGGATATCTATGGTGACGCTGATGTTCAGGACTGGTATCAGTATTCAGCTCCGCAGTGGAGATTTAAAATTGTGGCCGACTTCGGGGATTATACCACGGAGCAGGCTTTGGCAAGGCTTACCCGTATAGTCAGGAATATTAAACCGGCAAAAGCCACTCTTAACCCGGTGGAGTTCCTGGTGCATACGGACGCAGATGTATATATAGGCACGGCAACAACTTCCTGTTACCACCCGCAGCCTATTATTGATGCAGATATTTAAGGAAAGGAGAAACTATGGCAGCACAATTTGAAAAAGCCGTTGTGACCGATGAAGGACGCTCACTTATAGCCGGATCAGAGGGAACGGCCACGGCTTTGGAGTTTACCGGGATGGCCACCGGAGCCGGGATATACACACCGGAGCAGGCCACTTATGCAGAGCTGAAGGTTAAGACAGCCCTGAAGGATCCAATACAGTTATTCCCTATATCGGGATTAAGGAAGTACAACACGGAGACAGCCCTTATTAAGAGCGTTTTATCTAATGAGGAGCTGGAAGAACCGTACAACTGGAATGAGGTAGGCATATATGCAAGGCTTAAGGGATCCGGACTGGATCCCATTCTTTTTGCCATTGCGGTAGTGCTTAATGATGGCGGTACGGAGATCCCGGCGGCTTCCCCTTCCACCCTGATGACCGTCTCACAGAGCTTCTATCTGAAGACCAACGGGGCTTCCCCGGTGACCATTGAGGTAAATCATGACGTGTGCGCCCTGCTGGAGGATGTGGGGATAAACATTGACCTTGAAACGGATGATACCACTACCCTTGTGGCGGCCATCAATGAGGTCAATGCCCTGGCAAAAGAGCTTCAGTGGATGAATACGCATAACAGATATTACGCGGCTATAGCGGATGATGACGGTACGCTCATAGTGGATGATGATGACACAATTATCCTGGGTGACTGGAAATATCAGATTGTATAGGGAATTCCCTTTACACATATAAAAAACAAAGGAGGAAATGATGGATAAGAAGTATTATGATGAGTTTACACGGATCACGGAAGCGGCCGGTGATGCCCTGATGCTTGTTAATGACGGCAACGGGGTCAAGGGTATAAAGGTCAAGGATTTCAAACTTTCCCTTGATAATGTATTTGCTACCGGAGCCGGAGCACACAACGGCATTTACAGGGGGAAGAACCTGGGAACTTCCGTCACAGCGGACCAGTGGACGGAAATTGCAGCGGGAACCTTCAAAGATCTCTATATCGGTGATTACTGGGTAATAAACGGTAAGACCTGGAGGATAGCAGGCTTTGATTACTGGCTGCATTGCGGCGATACGGAATGCACTTCTCACCATGTCGTGATAGTTCCGGATGAAAACCTTAAGGAAGCAGACGGATCCACGACACACTACATGAATACCAGTAATATCACAACCGGAGGCTATGTAGGAACTGGTTTCTATTCAGGAACCAATGCGGACAGCTCTTCCAATACCGCAAAGGCTGACTGTAAGAACATGGCAAAGGCGGCCTTCGGAGCGGCGCACCTGCTTTCACACAGAGTACGGCTTACCAACGCCGTAACGGATGGCAAGGCAAGTAACTGGTCCTGGTACGATTCGGACGTTGAAATGATGAATGAGGCTATGGTTTACGGGCATTCCGTATGGGCGGATTCAGGATATGAGGTAGGAGTAGAAAAGGGACAGCTCCCCTTATTTGCCCTGGATCATTCAAAGATTTGCAACCGTGCGTACTGGTGGCTTCGGGATGTCGTGTCGGCCACGAGCTTCGCGTTTGTCGGCAGCAGCGGCATTGCGCACGACACCAGCGCGTCCTACGCCTACATCGGTGTCCGCCCCGCTTTTGCAATCTTCTAATCTTAAATCCCACCCCCTCGTGGGGTGGGATGACGGCATGAGAAAGAGTAGATTATGAGCAGCGTTCCAAAATCAAGGCGTGAGAAGCATGACTTTCTTGCAAACCATAAGCTGAAGCAGATCCGGAAACGGATCACGGAGCTGGCAATAAATGACTTCGGATATGACAAGGAGAAGCTGGAAAAGCAGATCCAGAGATTCAGTGAGCATATAGGAGAGTTTGAAGGGAAAGAAGAAACCATAAGAAAGAAACGGGAAAAGAACGTTTCCTTCTATGCGGACTTCGTGGAGGAAGAGACCACAATAACCCGTCAGATCCTTCGGGATGCAGTATTTGAGTTTGAACTGGGAAACAGTATATTCCCTTCCGGAGAAGCCCTGCTTGTGGAATATTGCGAAAGACGGAAGCACCTAAATAATGCAATAGGGCACCTGAACTGCTTAAAGCAGGAATTGTGTTACATAGCCGAAACCCTTCCGGGAGATAAGAACCGCTATGACAATATCACAGCGGAGATCAAGGAAGAGATAGCCCTGATTAAGGGAGTGCGGAAGGCGGCCAATAAGTACCTTGCAGGAAAGAATAAAGAGAAACCCGAAAACAATGAAGTGGGGTAACCATTGAACGTGCGAACTGGTGGCTTCGGGATGTCGTGTCGGCCACGAACTTCGCGAATGTCAACAACAACGGCAATGCGAACAACAACAACGCGTCCAACGCCAACATCGGTGTCCGCCCCGATTTTGTTACGGCCCCTGATGTGGTGGCCTATATGCAAAAGGAATGGTTATCCCTGGGGAAACCCTAAATGACAGCGGCGTGAATGCCGGAGCCTGAAGAAGAAGGCTTGCCCTATGCAGCGAGTTACGACAAGCTGATAGCCGGGGCTTAACAACTGAATGCTATGAAGATAGCTGATACTAACGTGCTTTATGAGGCTTACCTTTTATCCATGAAAGGAAGTGCATGGAAGAGGGAACCGGAGAAATTTGAGCATGACTGGATGGAGGAAATCTGGGAATTAAAGAAAGAACTGGATAACAGAACCTACAGGACGCTCCCATGTACGGAGTTCAGGATCAATGAAAGAGGGAAGATAAGGCATATACACGGCGGCCGGATGCGTGACAGGGTAGTCCGCCACGCTTTATGTGACTACATATTAAACCCGGCCTTAAAGCCTTACCTCATACATAATAACGGCGCAAGCCAGAAGGGAAAGGGTTTATCCTTTGCCCGGAGTATGTTTGAGAAAGATCTTCACAATTACTACCTGAAGCACGGAAGCAATGAAGGATATGTAGGATTCATAGATTTTTCAAAGTTTTACGACAACATCTGGCATTCACTCATAAAGGAGTACATTTATCCGAAGATCCCGGAGAATACGCACTGGTTAATGGATGAAATACTCCGGAGCATGGAGATAGATGTTTCCTATCTGTCAGATGAAGATTATGAAGCCTGTATGGATCGTAAGTTTAACTCCGTGGAGTATTACGAAACTATCCCGAAGCATAAAAGGACCGGAAAACGGTTCATGAAGAAGAGCGTTAACATAGGAGACCAGGTATCACAAGACATAGGCGTTTTCTTTCCGCACCGGATAGACAATTATGCAAAGATCGTCAGAGGCCTGAAGTATTACGGTAGATATATGGATGACATTTATTTCATAGTACCCACCAGGGAAGAGGCTTTGTCCATTATTGAAGGAATAAAGGAAATTGCCAAAGAGATCCACATCTTCATAAACGATAAGAAGACCAGAATAGTAAAGCTATCGGACAACTACAAGTATTTACAGATCAAGTACCGCCTGACGGACACCGGGAAAGTGGTTAAGAGAATAAACCCGGCGCAGGTCACACGGGAAAGGCGGAAGATAAAGAAGTATCACAGAATGATGATAAACGGCGTTATCCCTTATGAGGATATAGAACAGGCTTATAAGTCATGGATGGGAGCCTACACGCCGCTTATGTCAAAGAAACAGATTAAGAACATGAAATACCTATTCAAGGATTTATTCGGAAAGGAGCCAAGATGGAAACAGTAACGATTAGCTGGATTGATGGAAGTCCGACGCTGGAGGCGGAGGTGAATGGGGGTTCTTTCATAGTAGATGAAAAGCCGGAATTCCCTGCTGATCTTTCAGTAGTCACACTTAGCTACAGCAATGGAAACGAAGCAACCCTTAACAACGCACGGATCATTGAGTGCGCTTCAGTGGATGGAAGGTACTGGTTCACAATCCAGGAGATCCCCCAGGATGTCATAGACAAGGCAGAGACACAAGCAAAGATTGATTATCTTGCAATGATGACAGATGTTGATTTGGAGGAGGCGATATAAATGGCAAAGAAAAAGGAAGCAGCCCACAGCCCTAAGTTTGAAAAGGTTAAGTACTACTACGATAACCACCTTTGGAAGATAAAAGCGGTACAGAATGCCGTGGTCAAAGGATGGATCACGCCGGAAGAGTACAAGGAGATCACCGGAGAGGATTATCCCGGATGACCACCCTGCAAATAATGGAGAGACAGAATGAGATTATCCGCCTTCAGGCTGATTCAATCAATGAGCTTTTCAAGCTCTTAATTGAGCATATCAGCGTGGAAGAGGCGGACAACCTGCCTGTCCTTAAAAAGATCAATCTGGCGGCTGAACTAAGGGCGGAGATAAAAGAAACTATTGACTGAATTCAAAAAGGAGCAAGACATGACAGGAATATGGGCTATAGCAGTGGCCGGATTCGGGCTGCTGCTTACAGTGCTGAACATTGTTGACAAGGTAGTCGTAATGAGGGAGCGGTCACACCGCCCCTGGGAAGAAATGGTGAACCGGATCGGAAGCCTTGAAGAGTGGAAGAAAGACGTTGATAGACGGTTGGAAGAAGGTGATAAACGCTTTGACGGGATAGAAAAGGGCAACCAGGTCACCCAAAAGGTACTGCTTGCCCTTTTGGATTATTACCTGAATAAAGATAACTCTGATGCGCTTGACGAACTGAAGAAAGCCCGTAAGGAGCTTTACGATTATATGACGGAGCATTGACTATGAAAAAGATGATCGGACGTATAGGTTCCATGAAATCCCTGACGAAGGCAGTGATAGCCTGTGTGGCCTTTGTGGTGCTTTATACCATTGTGGCCATAGTTATCCAGTGTACTACTGAAAAGGTGCTGGATCCGTCCCTGACTATGGGCGTGTACGGGCTTTTCGGTACGGAGCTGGCGGTCTCCGGCTTTATAAAAATATTCAAGATCCGGAAAGAGGAATAAGAACCAAAAAGGAGAGTGTTTGGTTTATATTTTAAGCCGTCCTTAAAGAATGCCTTGTTTTCAAGGATTCAGGACGGCTTATTAGTTATTTGGATCAGTTAATATAGCATATTTTGGTTATTAGGAGGTAAAGATCATGGATATGGTGAATTTTGAGACGCTTGCCCTGATAAGCATTCTCACAACCTTAACAACGGAGTGTATAAAGACCTTCCTGAATAAGGCGGATAAGAGCTATGTGAGCAACATCATAGCGTCAATAGCGGCCGTGGTCATTTCAGGGGTTATCTGCATAGCCTACCCGGTGATAATGCAGGGAGCTTCCCCGACACCACAGCTTGTGTTTAGGGCGGTTATCATGGCATTTTTCGGGATCCTGTGCGCTACCCTTACCTTTGACAAGGTAGTACAGGCTTTGAAGAAACTGAAGGAGTGATGATATGGCTTCCGAAGCAATCAATAAAAAGTTCATAGAGACAATAGCCCCCTGTGCTCAATATGCCTACAAAGAGCTGGGAAAAGTCCTTCCCTCTGTCTGTATCGGTATGGCCTGTGTGGAGTCAGGTTATGGCACGAGCATAGGCACGAAGTATAATTCCTACCTGGGTCAGAAGGTAGGATCCGGGAAAACGGCTACGAAGTACTGGGATGGACGTTTCTTTTCTTCAAAGACGAAGGAGGAGTACAAGATAGGATCCCACACGGTTATCACGGCGGCCTTCCGCGCCTATGAGAGTATGCAGCAGTGCGTACTTAATTATTATGAACTGCTGAATAAGAACCTGTACAGTCGTGTACTCTCCGGAGTGGACTACAGGACACAGATGCAGCAGATCAAATTATGCGGATATATGACCAGCTCCACAGAGGTCAATTCCGTTATCAAGATCATAGAGCGGTACAACCTTACACAATATGATAAAGGGATTGTGGCCGCTGAAAATGTCGTCTATTCAGTACCGGAGACCACCATAAGGAAGGGATCAAGGGGCGATGCTGTGAAATGGCTTCAGCAGAGGCTTAATGAACACGGCTTTGCGCTGATCCTGGACGGGGTGGCTGGAGCGAAGACAATAGGGGCTTTGATGGTCTTCCAGTCACAGCACGGGCTTAAGCCGGACGGGATTTGCGGACCGGCAACGAAGAAAGCACTATCTTCATAGGTTTTCTCCTTTTACCTGCGGCGTACCTTTAGGGATGGGGTACGCCGCTTATTTTATTTTAAATCCCGGGGTGATATAATATATGTAACAACTAAATAGCCGGAAGCCCATAACCACATCTAACGGTGCTCAAATGGGCTTCCGGTGTGCAGTATGGGGATTTCTGTTCTCATAAATGTTCTCACAGAACCCCACAAAAGGCGGAAATAAAGGAAAGGTTACTGGGTTCGAGTCCCCGAAGCTCCATACCTCAAAAAAGCCTTGAAATAGCGTGCTTACGCCGTTTTAAGGCTTTTTCTATGTTCTCATATTTGAGAAAATAAACAACGAAAAATCAACGTTTTTCGCACATATCAGAAAATTTGTTCTCACGTTTGTTCTCATGAAATCTTAAAAATATGATCCCTGGGTCAGGGATGCAAAATTATTTCATAAGTTTTTCAAAGTGCTTATTTATCTTTGCGGATTCCTTTTTCTTCACGTCCCTTAAAGTGTCCCTGTATACTCTTTTCATCACGTGGGAGGTCTTCCAGCCTCCGTTATCAAGTATGTACTGCTCCGGCATACCCAGGGCGTGGGCTATTGATACCCAGTAATGCCGGAGATCATGGAAGCGGAAATAAGGCACGCCCGCCGCTCTTACGGCCCGGATGAACCGCATTGTAATCATATGTGGGTTCATGTCCGGAAAGATCCTTCCGCCCTTCTTGCATCTTTTCTTAAGCCTGTCAATAACCATAGGCGGAAGCATAGCCTCCCGGTTCGATTCATCGGTTTTCGCGTAATGGTTTATGACATAGATCTTATTTTCATCCATAATCATATCCTTGCTTACCTTCACGCCGTACTCCGTCACATCGGTATTTAAAAGGCAGGCTATTTCTCCCCTCCGGAGAGATCCGAAGGCAGAAAGAAGTATGCAGTCGTATAATTCCTCCCTTTTCTCTCCTCCGCCTTTGACATAATCAAGGAGCTTGTTAACCTCCTTATCTATCGGCGTATATGTCTCCGGATTCTTCTTCCTGGGAAGCGTCACCCTGTAGGAACACCCAAACATAAGGGCGGCGGAGCTGAAGAGGGAATAAGTATTCCTTACACTCTTTCCGGAGAAACCGGAAGCTGACAGCGAAGAAATAAAGAGCTGCACCTTTTCATCCGTCAGTCCCCGGAGGCTTTCACCCCCAAAAGGTCCGGAATAATGTTTCTTAAGGGCGGTTTCATACCCTAAGACCGTAGCAGGGGAAAGAACACCCTTCTTTGCGTCAATATACTTACGTATACACTCCGCCACGGTTATGGCTTCAGGACGCTTTTTGTGGGTGTATTCCCATTCAGAGGCCATTCTTTCAACTTCAGCTTTCCCGGCCTTTGACGGATCCGTACTGACGAAAGTCTGACGGACTATTTTTCTTTTTCCGTCCGGTCCCTTTTCATAATGGTCAACGACCTGCACCCTCCACGATCCGGACGGTAATTTCTTTGCGGTTGCCATAGATCAACCCTCCTTTCTTTTGAATTCCAGTATTACGCAAGTTTTTCCCCTTGCATTTCAGCAACAAAGGCCGGGTTATTTACCAGCCCGTCCATATAGGATTCAATCTTTGCTTTCCCTATTTCATTAAATCTTTTGAAGTATTCAAGGATACGCTGCTCTTCAGATGAAAGAAGAACGCCCGACACAGGAATAGGATCAACCCCGGCCAATAGGTATTCCATAGTAACGCCGAAATAATCAGCCAGAATTTTGAGACGGCCACAGCCCATAGAAGGAGAAGCACCTGCCAGCGTTCCATTACCGAAACCCAGTTCTTTCTCAAGCCGCTTGAAGTTTGTTTTCTTTTCTTTGCAAAGCATTTTTAGTCTCTCTACCATAATAGTCGCTCCTAACCTAAAAAAATTTAAAAAACTATTGACAGGTAGGTTAAAAACTACTATGATACAGAAAGTAGCCCGAAACCTACGACAGTAAACTAACCAATTACATAATAGGCGAAAGGCTACGATATTTCAACCGCTACATGTAGCCGTAACCCTCTACATATAGGGGTGTTACGGCGGGCGGCGGTGCTAACCTACGATTAGCACCGAAATATACATCTTGACAGATGTATATTAAAAACCTTTATCAGTCAATCGGCGCAGCCGGAAAGGAGGAAATCGTGGTAGATATGGAAGTTTTGAAAGCAAAGGTGTCAGAGAAGGGGCTTAATTTCTCCACACTGGAGCGCAAGGCAAATGTCGGTAACGGCGTTATTGCTAAATGGGATCACGCCACACCGAAGCTGGATACTCTTCAGAGGGTGGCAAAGGTACTGGAGTGTCCGGTAGATGACCTGATTATCAAAGAGGCGGTATAGAGCATGGAAGGAAACAGATTTTACAATGTTGGAGCCAAAAAAGACCTTTTCAAGGCGTGGGCTTTAGTAAATATGGAGTTTTCAAGGGCTTTCATGAATGCACTGGAAACAGGAAAGAGCTTCCGCGCCGTACTGGAATACGACACGGGAAGCAACAACATAGAGATTGATTTCTTCAGTAAGGATCATCAGCCCTTACCTTGCGGAGACCGCAACAATCAGGAACATTGAAAATTTCCGGATCCCCGGATGACAAGCAGAAACGGAATGTTTTAGTCTGACCATTATCACTATACGTATCCGCAACGCCCTTTATCTTACTTATAAGGCGTTCTGCTTCATCATCAGACAACATGGAATAATCAAAGATGTAGCACATAATCATTCTCCCTTCATTTACTCGGACGCTGGCACGCCCTGCAAAAGGAGTATAGCACAAAGAAAGGAACCCCATGGAAGAAATAATCAAAGTCAATCAAGAAGACATGACAGTATCAGCAAGGGATCTTCACGAAATGCTGAAAATAAGCAGTAACTTCACGACATGGTTCAACCGTATGACAGAATACGGATTCATTGAGAATACAGACTTTTTTCCAAAAATGGAAGAAAGTACCGGCGGAAGACCCGCAACCGATTTTAACATTTCTATTGATATGGCAAAGCAGATCTGTATGATCCAGCGGTCAGACAAGGGCAAGGAGATCAGGCAGTACTTCATTGATTTGGAGAAAGCCTGGAATACTCCGGAGCAGGTCATGGCAAGAGCCTTAAGGCTTGCAGATCATACCATTAACAATCTCACGGCACAATTAAATGAAATGCGACCGAAAGCGGACTACTTTGATGAACTGGTGGACCGGAAACTGAATACCAGCTTCAGGGATACCGCAAAGGAATTAGGGATCAAGGAAAAGGTCTTTATGCAGTTCCTTAAGGATAAGAGATACATCTACAAGGACGGCAAGGGGGAATTAAGACCCTATGCAGATAAGAACAAGGGGCTTTTCGTTCTTAAGGAATACAATTCCGCCTATTCAGACCACGCCGGGATCCAGACACTTATCACACCCAAAGGCCGGGAGACTTTCAGACTTCTTATCAAGGATTTGGAGGGAGCGGACTGATGAAGCACGAAAAAGCAAAGGAACTTCTATTCGGGAAAGATGCCACACAGATAGTTCCTGCAAGGGTAGCCCCCGCCCTGGGAGTGGGGAAGGATACCGTCTACAGGTGGCGGAAGAATATAGGAAGTATGCCACTGGATGCCCTTATTATCCTGGCAAGGCTTCAGAACTTATCAGATGAACAGAAAGCAGAGATTCTTTCATAGAAAGGAAAGCAGATGAAGGTAAAAAGAGAAATAACAATGCACACTGACACCCTGGAAGTAGGAGACCGTATCAAGGTCAAGTTCCCTATGGAGACACACTGGGCCACAGCCTACAAGAAGAAAGGAAGTGTTGTCTTCTTTATCTTTGATGACTGCCTGGATGAATTAAGGCCTATGAACTTCCAGGACACTACGGAAGGCGGTTATGAAGATTCAGAGCTTCGCAAGGTCTTAATAGCGGCAAGTGAGCAGCTTCCGGAGAAATTAAAGAAGAAGATGGTTCCGGACGGAAACGGAGACTATCTGTATCTCTTATCACTCCGGGAAGTATGCGGCCGCAATGAGAAGTTTGAGGAAGTGAGCGGTCAGCTGGATTTTTTCAAGGATCGCAGAAACAGGATAGCAACCTGCAAAGCGGACGAATATGCGCACTGGTGGCTTCGGGATGTCGTGTCGGCCACGGGCTTCGCGTATGTCAACTACGGCGGCGATGCGAGCAGCAGCAGCGCGTCCTACGCCGACATCGGTGTCCGCCCCGCTTTTGCCATATCTTCTGATCTTTAATCCCACCCCCTTGTGGGGTGGATTAAAGTCAACACACTAAATGGGAGGTATTAAATGGAGAACGAAAAGAGAGCACAGACAATTATAAGCATGATGAATGAAGCCCTGGATTCCAATAATGAAAAACTGTACTGGCAGGCACAGGGCTACGTGGAAGGAATGAGAAGATCCGGAGAGTTCACAGATGACTTCGCAGCCCTGCTCCAGCGGTATATCCGGGAAGAGTGGAGAGAGAAAAGAAGAAAATGCCGAAAGTGGTTCGGGAAAATATGGAGGCTGACAGCATGAGGCGGGCGGTTATCCTTGCGGCGGTGCTTACGCTCCTTATAACTACTCCGGTTTGCGCCAGCGCAAAGAATGACGGAGACGCTGCCGGATGCGGCGGACTATATGAACCCTTCCTGGTGTCCTATACCTGCTACATAGACCAGGGCATAGGATCCCACGGAGATCCGGTACAGGACGGAATGATTGCCGGACACCCCGCATGGTACGGAATGACGGTAGTAATTTACGAAGCCACCCCGCAGGAAGACGGATCCTATAAGATAGGCCCTTATATCCAGGAAGGACAGATACTTGATACCGGCTACGGCCGGAGCGTAGGAGACGGGATCCCTTCAAAGGTCAGGGGAGACAAGGCCTCCAGGGGTTCAATAGAAACGGGGAAACAGATAGATCAGTGGGTGTCTACTCTGACGGAAGCAAGGGAGAAAATGGCTTTCACGCAAGGCCACGTATTTATTCAGCTTATAGCCGGGGATGGATAAAAACCACAGATGGAAAGACAAAGCATGACATACTACGAAAATATCATAGACAAAGACAAATTCAGGTACAAAGGCGTTTATAAAGCCCATGAGATAGAAAAGGTGGAAGTAATGAATGAAAATTCCCCTTATTTCAAGAGTCCATGGCTACAGATCACAACGAAGGAAGGGAGGCATTTTTTCTTGGAGAAGAACTACTTTGATTTTATGCAGGATCATCCGGAGAGATTTCCACTGGAAGAGAAGAAAGGAGGGAAGAAGGAAGCGGTGCCAGCCTGACACCTGACACCGCTAACCAAAGTCAACCATATATTTCTAAGACCTCTTCATTATAAAGAGGCAACGGCGAAAAGTCAAGCATTTGCGCCAGCGCAACAGGGCGGCCATAAAGCCCTTATTAGCTCGATTAACCGTTTAATAATTCAACCACTTATTTCAGGAGACAGAAAAATGCCATACATGAAAGAGACGTGTGTGGCAGGTCAGACTATAGAGATCCGGAAGTACTTCAACTTCCATGTACCCCCTCCCGGATCCCGGAGAGCGATAAAGGAGAAACCGACTCCGGAGAGGGTGGCAAAGGCCAACCGCCGGAAAGCAGAGACAGACCTTCGGAGACTGATGAACGCAAACTTCACGGATAGCGACTACTCCCTGACGCTTACCTATAAAGCCGGGGAAGCTCCGGAGAGCATAGCAGATCTCCGGGAGGATGCGGCTGCCTTTGCCCGGAAGCTGACAAAGCTCTACAAGAAAGAGGGTATCCCCTTCAAGTGGGTGTACTGCATGGGAGCAGGACCACACAGGAGACATATCCACATGACAGTCAGCTCCTTCACGGATATGGGGAAGATATGTGATGCCTGGGAGAAAGGCCACGTATCCATGACGAAGCTCTACAGTGGAGGGAACTATTCAGACCTTGCGGCCTACTACATCAAGAACGCCGAAGAGACGAAGCAGGAAGAGATCTCCCAGGGCTTGAAGCCCCGGAGACGGTATAACACCAGCCACAACCTTGTTAAGCCGGAGGTCAGGAGAGAGAAGATCCACGCAAAGGACTTCCGGAAGACCCCGAAGCCGGTAAAGGGTTATCAGCTGGTGAAGGATTCTATAGTGAGCGGCATTTCAGACTTAACGGGTATGCCATACCTGTCATACATACAAGTAAAGGACAAGAACTATGCAGGAGATAAACCTATACATACTGACGGAGGCAAAGGGAAACACGCCAGAGGCAGGCCGGGTGGCTTATGAGCTGGAAATGGTAAGGCGTGATGGATCGAAGGCACACATGGATCATAAGACCTATCTTCCGGACCGGAATAAGAACGGCGCAATGCTGGAGGGCTTATGTGATGCCCTGGTGAACCACGTGCTTGAAGACCGGGATATCCGGATGAACGTATATTCCGAAGCCCCTATGATGAACACCCATATCACAAACGGCAATATCTACGTGTGGGAAAAGAACGGCTTCAAGAAGGCGGACGGATCCCCGGTAGCCTATGCGGAGCTATGGGAGCAGATCACAGAGGGTATTCGGGGGAAGCTGAAGGACAGGATCACCATGTACAACGGCTTACCCTTCGATATCAGGCAGAGGCTTGAAAAGATGATAAAAGATCCATATTAAGCAGAAGGAGGCAATCTATGGCAAAGAAAGAGGCAAAGAAGGAAAAGGCATTCGGGGATTTTAAGAGTGCTGAAGAGATCAACGCTTGTGCAGCGGGCTTGAAGGCCGAAGGGGATACGGATTCCGTGAAAGTCCTTGCAGAAGAAAACGGCATTGACCGGGAAATGGTCAAGATGTTCCTGTCAGGGGAGATCCCGGAACTCTGTGACGATATGACAGCCGCAATGGGAAGGCTGAACACAGAACTTAAGGAGATCACTGGCCGGGAAAAGCCACTGGTGGAGACGGTGATAAAACCGCACCTGGATTCCCTTGTCACGGATCCGGAAATATGCGCTGCAATCCTGGGCGGCAAGTCTATGAAGACGGTGGCCGCTGATGTATGGAGCAGGGCGGAAAAGAAGAAGGTAAACAGCGGAGCATACATACCTGACGAAGAGATCAGGGACATAGTGGAGGAATATTACAGGAAATGAGAAAGGCATTTTATTTAAGGCACTATGAGCCTGCACCTTGCCCTCCCCTGGATGAAAACGCCCGCTATAACTTCACAGGACAGTATCTTGACGGTTGCAGCGTCCTTGAAGTGGATGCTTACGACTTTGAAGGAAACCTGGCTTTCAGGCACTTCGTGAACTTTGACAATGAGGAATACTGGACTTATCCCCATGTGGATATATATTCACGCCCCATCTATGGATACAGACCCTATGACATAAAGGCTGGAGAGTGGACGCAGGCCCGGATAGACACTTTATGTGAAGGTGAGCGGATGATAGAAGCCGGGGACCACTATTCAATGACGGAAGAGCTGAAGCTATGGATCCAGCATGAGACAGAGCAGGCCGTTGATTCATCACAGTACTGGGGATATTCCCACATATACCGCCTTGAAGCGTGGGAGAAGATCGCACAGACCCACAGGGAGACCAGAAGGGCAAGGGTAAGACTTGAAAATATCCGGGAAATGTTCAAAGACCTTCCGGACAAAGAGCAGGAAATATATGAGTGGGCCAGGACGGAGATCTTCGGGAAGTATGTGCTTGTGGATTCCCTTAAAAAGCAGTACCGCCTTTGTTGTACGTCATGTGGGGAAACCTGGAGAAGAAAGAAAAAGCCCAGGAAAGAAACGGTATGCCCCTATTGCGGAAGAACCCTTTTGACCACCCGGAAGAGGAAGATCCACGAAAAGATAAGAGTCTATGAGACAGAACCCTTTGCGGACGGCGGGATCGTAAGGCACTACGACATTATCAACGAATGGAAGCCGATAGACGGGAAATGGGCGTGGGGTGCTGAAGTAGTAGAAGTGCAGCGGGCTTTGATAGGCACGGACGGGAAATGGAAGAGATCATTCTGGTTCAACTACTACAACAAGGCTGAAGGATATACCTTCGGAGATACCAAAGGATACGGAAATTACATAGTAAACGGCAAAGGATACCTGTATCCGAAGGATATTTTTTATCCAGATCGCACCGAAACAGACCTACGGATCTACAAGGCCCTTGCAGATAAGCTCCATAGGAGCGACTGGAATGAAAAGGAGTTCAACGCCCACAATCTTCCGGAATGTACGGAGTATCTGATAAAGTCCGGGCTTATGAATATAGCGGAGTTCATCATCAATAAGGCACGCTGGAAAAACCATTACCAGGCTTATGAAGAGATAGAAGAAGTACTGGATCTTTCAGCAGGCAACCTTCCGGATCTTTTGAACCTTGACAGCAATATGACCGCAAGGGTGAAGAGGATGAATATAGGGGCGGATACACTGAAGTATCTCCAGGACCACCCCGGCCACTATTCGGATCAGGACATAAAAAACCTTGATGATGTAGGGATTGAAAACCTGATGCTCAATGAAACTGGTCTGACGGTCACGAAGGCAACAAACTATATAGCGAAGCAGAAGGAAAAAGGCGGTTTTTCATCCATAGAGGAAACAAAGGAAACCTATGCAGACTATATCCATATGGCAATCGGAAGAGGGATGGATCCACATGACGATATTGTACGGCGGTGTTCTGATCTCCGGAGACGGCATGATGAACTTGCGACAGAAAAAGAACTGAACAGCCAGAAGAAACGCTTTAAGAAGTGCAAAGGAGTGAAAGACCTGTATAAGCCATACCTCACAGTATATGGATGGTCTGATGATAAGTACACCATAGTGATACCTGCAAAGCCGGAAGACATTTTCAGGGAAGGACAGCTCCTTCATCACTGTGTAGGCCGGGAGGGAGCCGGATACATTGAAAAGCACGCAGCGGGAAAGACCATTATCCTCTTCCTCCGTCCGGCGGATAAGGCGGAAGATCCCTGGTACACCATAGAGGTAGATCCCTTTGAAATGAGGATAAAGCAGAAATACGCCGCTTTTGATAGACAGCCGGAGCTTAAGACCGTGGATGAAGAGCTGACAAAGTGGAGAAAAACAGTATCAAGGCGGTTAAAGAAGCCGTCAAAGGAAGTAAAGGCAGCACTGGAACTCATAAAAGAACTCACAGCGTAAAGGAGGAGCTATGGAAGAATACCACCAGATAACAATTCAGGAGTATCTCGACTGGAAAGAAGATCTCCGGAGACGGCTTGCGGAAGCAGCCAACAACTTTGTCGGTATCGGATACCGGCTTAAACAGATCAGGGACAGCAAAGGATATGAGCAGGATGGATATACTTCAGTATTTGACTTTGCGGCGCAGGAATTTGGAATATCCACTTCCCAGGCTTCAAGGTTCATGGCAATCAACGATAAGTTCAGCAAAGGCGGAAACAGCCTCGAAATGCCCGAAGAGTACACAAAGCTCGGACCCACAAAACTGTCCGAAATGCTGACACTTCCGGAGAAGGACTACCAGTATATCACGGAGAATACCACGAAGGAGCAGATAAGGGAGCTGAAGGAATTCAATAAGCATGAGGCGGAATATATGAACCCGCCCGAAGATGTACGAAATGAAGCCCCCGAAACCGGAGAAGAACCGCCCAAAACTGAAGAAACCAGGGAAGAACTGCACGAAACCGCACAAAACAGCAAAGAACCGCAAAAATCGGCAAAGAACGGCAATGATGATCCTTCGGGCAGCGGGATCCTCATTAAGTGCCTGCATGACTTCCTGAAGAAAGAAGAGAATAAGCGCAAGTTCGAGAAGTGCTTAAAGGCCGTGGATGATGTGGACGCTTTTGCAAAGGCCCTGAACCCTTCCGGATCCGCGATGCTGAAGAGCGGAAGATATATGCTCTTCCTTCGTAAGCCCGGAGAAATGAACCCCATGAAGATCCTGGGAGGCAGCCCTTCAGAGTACACCTGGGAAGAAATACAGGAAGCCTTCTTTGATGCCTTTGACGGCTTCGATTCATGGGAGGAGGCATTTGCGCCAGCGCAACAGAAAAAGGAAGAACCCGAAAAAGCTGATATTCAGAGCGAAGAGACGGATACCACCCCTGAAGAAAATGAGGAAATATCTGATCCCGGAGAAACCGAAGAGAGTGAAAACCCTGATAATCAGAGCGACACCACGGACACCGGCAATGAAGAAAATGAGGAAAATACTGAAGCCGTGGAAGTGGTCAATGCCGAAGATGCAGATAAACAGAGCGAAGGAAACACTATCAAGGTCACAAAAAGTATCGGTCTTTGCGTGGAAGAGACCAGGGAAAGCGCAAAAGAGCTTAAGAACCACCTTGAAAACATACCGCTTTTCGATGAAACCACCAACGCCGCAAGGCTTGAAGACGTGATTAAGAGGTCCCAGGAATTGACGGTAGCGTTCCTCTACAACCTTCAGGACTGGAAGAAAGCAGCAGAAAAGGAGGATTTATAAATGGCAAAGGATATCAACAAGATCGAACCTATCAACAAAGGCAGGAAGAAGGGCGTAAGCTATGACGATGCTCCGGAAGATCTTAAGGGAACCGGAGAAATGATCGACAGCCAGGGAGAGTGTGCATATTGCGGACAGAGCCGTTTCGTGAAGATCTTCCCCGGAGAAGACCCTAACACGGTGGCCACCCGTGAATGTGAGTGCAGTGAGGCGCGTCAGGAAAGGGAGCTTCAGAACACAATCCACGCCGTAAAGAAAGGGATGGATAAGAGGCTTAAGGATATGGATGAAGGCTTAAGGGAGTACCTGAAAGCCTGGGTTGAACCCATAGCCCGGAATGAGCTGGATTCCGTCACCGTAAAAACGGATGCAATGACGGTTATCAAGATCGTAAACAAGAAGGATAAACCCACTTGCATAGTATCAAGGCACGACATTCTTGAAATAGACGAAATGGACGGGGTGACAGAATGAGGATATACATAAGCGGGCCTATAACAGGCACTACGGGATATATGCGCCGCTTTGAGTGGACGGAGGCAATCTGGAAGGACTTAGGAGCTGAAGTAGTAAACCCTGCAAAGATCAATTCCTACCTTCCGGAGACCACCACCCACAGCGAGTATATGGTCACATCAATAGCAATGCTGAAGATATGCGACACAATCTATATGCTCCAGGGTTGGGAGCACTCCAAAGGCGCAAGGCAGGAATACAGATACGCCCGGAAACACGGCTATCAGATCCTTTTTGAAGGCCGGTGCAGCGTGATTATGGGAATAACGGAGGCGGAAGCATGAAAACAGCATATTGCGCTATATGCGCTGAAAAGAAAGTATTCCGTGAAGCCGTCAACCTGCACCACCTTATCCCCGGAAACGGACGGCGCAAAAAAGCGGATAAATTCTCTCTGGTGCTCCCCTTGTGCTTTTCCTGCCACGAAGAGATCCACGGATCCACGGAGATCATCTTATCAAAGTACTTAGGTCAGATGATGTTTGAACGTGACAGGGTAGCGGAAGGAATGACAAAGACGGAAGCCAGGGTGGAGTTTATGAAGGAATTCGGGGAAAGCTATCTATGGGATTAAGCCCGTATAAATGCGGGGCATAGTCATATCTCCGGAACCTCCGGAGAAGGGATATATCACAGCATTATGGGAGCGGCACAATGCGCCCCGTACCGCTCCCGTATAAAGAAAGGACAGACGATGATAAAGACATATTGCGATATTTGCAGTAGAGAGATAAGGCCCGGAGGATTTGCCACGTCCGACCTGATAAGGGCAAAGTTCTTCGGCTATGACGAAAAGAATAGGATCTTCGGTGAAGTATTAAGGGAGCTGGATCTATGCGCAAAATGCTACAAAAAGATCATAAGAGAAACCAAGGAAATGAAAGAAATCGCAAAGACGAAAAAGGAGCCGGAGACCGCAGGGGTGATGGAAAGCCTTAAACAGAACATGAAAGAGCTTCAGGCAGAAGAGAAGCCTGCAAAGGAGGAAAGCGGGAAGAAGACCCCAAAGGAGAAAGACCCGGAAGAGACCGCAGAAAAGCCTAAAAAGATAGACAAGGATAAGATATGGGCTTTAAGGCACGGGAAACAGCCCTGGTCTTATGACCAGATAGCGGAAGAAATGGGATGCTCCCCCTTAACCATAGCGGAATATATGCGGAGGATGAAAAAGGAGCGGGGTGAGGCCTGATGTTCTTTTTCTCCCTGGAAGAGATAGAAAAGGAGATCCCGGAAGACCTTAAGGAGAAAGAGGTAAGCATAAGAGGGGCACATAACCTGAAAGCCCCCGGCATTCCGGAGTATGAAGTCAGAATGGCATATGGTGACATAGTGCTGATGATATCCGTCCTATACCTCTATCTCCGGGATCAGGAAAAGATCAGGACGGAAGAAGACATACTCTGGAACTCATATTACAAAGGCAAATTTCAGAAAATGGCTGACCGCTTATCAGAGCAGATAGGATACGACTACTGGAAAGCCTATGAAAGATGCCAAAAGAAACAGGAAAAGCAGGATAACAGCGACATAGGGGAAGAAGCTATGGCCTTGACCGTCAAAAGAGCAAGGAAGGAAGCAGAGAAGAAAGAAAAGGAAGAACTGGCAAAGATCCAGGAGAAAGAAGGAGACAATGACACCTGAAGAACTGAAAGCGGAAGCTAAAAAACAGGGGTACACCCTTCAGAAGATCCCAGCCTTCCATTGCTCCTGCTATCTTCCGTACCCAAATGAGCTTCACGGGTTCAAAAACGGGAAATGCAAGTGCGATAACTACTACCCCATAAAGTACAAGCAAAGGAGCCTGTACGACCCCGTAACCCATTGCAGAAAGAAAGGAACGCAAAAGAGTATGATGCACGAATTAAAGATACTTCCTGAATATTACGAAGAGGTAAAGGCTGGGAATAAGACCTTTGAAGTCAGGAAGAACGACCGGGATTATATGAAAAACGACACTTTACGCCTGAAAGCCTGGGATGGAGAGAAATACCTTGATAAGCCACCGTTGGAAAGAAGGATAACCTATATCCTTGATAATTTCCCGGATGCCCTGAAGGAAGGCTATGTGATTTTAGGATTAGGAGGATGAATTATGACTACAACAGAATTGATAAAGCTGCTGGAAGAGAATGAAATAGGCGGAATATCAAAAAGGTCCAGGGAAATTAGTTTCAGCATTCCGGGACTCGGAGTGCTTGGAGATCCGGAAATAACTATTTCCGGTACCGGAGACGGGATATGCGGCCCGGAAATAACCCTGGAGATAAACGGCGGAAGACTTTATGAATACACAGAGGAAGATGCTATTAAGCCAACATGGAGGAAAATGGGATGACATTAAAAGAATTAGCTGAAAAACTGGACGGAACTATGGAATATCCTTCGATGAATAAAGATATCGTCAAGGCGGCCGCAGAGAGCGGGATAGTGATAGTACACGGATGCTCTGATGATCTTATCGAATTTGAGGGAGCTATCAGGGATGAAGCCGGATGTTTTGACGGCGGAAAGGTCTATTTCAATAAAACCGGATTCCTGGAGGAAGGATCCGCAGGAGGGAGACTTATAAAAGTCTTTTGGGATGGCCAGTGCGAAGATGAAAAGAGACCCTTTGAGGCTACCTGGGAATATGAGACGGATATTCCCCATGAAACCTTCCGGATGCTTGATGAAGAAGAACTTTACTGCAAGGGAATAGTCTTTTACCTCAAAGACATTGACAGGGTCCCGGAGAACCTGAAGGAGACCGGAGAGGCAGCGGGAGCCTATGCAGATGCTCCTACACTTTATCCCGGAGCATAGGAGGGGAATATGAAGCTGATTATTTTAGAGTGCACCGAAGATGAATTAAGAGCAAATAGAGGAATAATGGATGCTATTGTGGATGCCTGTCACGGATTCATAAACACCTTTTATGGCACATGCACTCCAAGTATGGCAAAAGAAAACGAAGAGGAAGACGAAGGAGAGGACGGAGGTACAGAATGAATGGAATAACTGATCTTAACGGAATACTCTTTGAACGACTGAAAGCGTTTGAGAATGACCAGCTTACAGAAGAAGAGCTTAACAGGGAGATACAGAAAACAGATGCCATTGTAAAGGTGTCGGATGTGATCTTAAGGAATGCCACCCTTGCACTTAAAGCGCAGGAACTATTTGACACCTATGGAACCGGAAAGAGCGTAGATATCCCACTCCTGGGGATAAGCAACGAAAACCTTATCCAGGAAAACAAGAAGCTCCGGAGCGAATTAAAGGAAAGGAAGAAGCTATGATCCGCTGGTTAGAACATCCGGAATATGTCCGATTCCTTATGAAGTACATTCCAGGGCATACAGAGGATGAAATCAGAAAAGCCTTCAAAGGAAAATACAGTCATACTCTCACAGAGGGTCAGATAGGCAATTTCAAGAATACATACGGCGTGAAATCCGGAACACATGGAGGGCAGTTCATAAAAGGGCAGTCACCCCCAAATAAGGGCATGAAGATGTCAAAGGAGACATATGAGAAGCTAAAACACACCTTCTTTCCGAAAGGTCATATGCCAAAAAATCACAGGCCTGTAGGTTCAGAAAGGATAAACATAGACGGCTACACAGAGATCAAGGTAAAAGAACCTAACAGGTGGAAGCTGAAGCAGCGGGTTATCTACGAAGAGCTGCACGGAGTGAAACTGAAAAAGAATGAGGTTGTGATCTTCCTGGACGGAGATAGGCAGAATTTTAACGGAGACAACCTGCATAAAATGAGCAGGGCCGCCCTTGTGAGGTATAACCAGGATCATCTATATACCAATAACCGGGAAATATCACAGGCGGCCGCCTATATAGCCGAAATCAAGGAGAACATAGGGAAAAATGAGAAATCAGCTGGAAACAGAGTTAATGAACGTCCTTGCGCCGTACCGCAAAGGGATCCCTTTTGAGGATATCAAAGCACAGTACACAATCATATTAAGCAATTATGATGTGGAGTCCAGAAAAACGGAGATAGTTGTAAGGGATGATGACAAGAACAATAAATACCTTGCCCTTTTCCTTGCGTCAAAGGCAGCGGGAGGAAGAACGGAAAGGACGCTGAAGATGTATAAGTCCTATATCTCAAAACAGCTGTGTGCAATAGGAAAACCGGCGGATGAAATAACAGCGGATGACATAAAGCTCTACCTTGCAAAGAAATTAAGGGTAGATAAAGTCAGCAAAGTATCAGCTGACAATGAGAGACGGACACTTTCAACCTTTTTTGCCTGGATGGCCAATAACGAATACATAACCCGCAATCCCATGAACAAAGTGGAGGTTATGAAGTATTCAAAGCCTAAAAAGAGAGCCTTCTCGGATATGGAAGTGGAAGAAATACGGGCGGCGTGTGCTTCAGAACGTGAAACGGCGGTTGTAGAGGTCCTTCTTTCAACATGGTGCAGGGTATCAGAGCTGTGTTCAATGAAGATCGAAGAACTTGAAGGAAATAAGATCATTGTTCACGGTAAAGGCGAAAAAGACAGAACCGTGTACCTGAACGCTAAAGCCCAGCTTGCCCTGCAACGGTATCTGGGAAAGAGAAAAGACAGCAACCCATATATTTTCCCTAAAGCAGCATGGAGCGGAGATATAACAAAATTCACCACCGGTATTCCCAAAGGAAAACAGAATAAATGGTATGAAAATCCGGAGCTTGTGAGCTTATCGGAAGAATGCGACAAAGGAACCATTGAAAGCATGGTAAGGAATATAGGCAAAAGGGCAAAGGTAACAAAGAGCCACCCCCACCGCTTCCGGAGAACAGGAGCGACCATAGCATTAAGAACCGGAATGCCAGTGATGAAGATCTCAAAGTTATTAGGACACGCAAATATAGCAGTGACACAGGTATATTTAGATATCAGCGATGAGGAGTTAGAGAATGAGCACGGCAAATATGTCAGATAAAGCAGGAAAAATCATTAAAACAATCCAGTCAATGTCCGGGAAGTACGGCGTATATGAGATTTTTGCCGACTGGGTGAAGATTCAGGCCCTTGCCTATGCCAACCAGGTCATTTTCAGCCAGGGAAGGGAAAATGAATACATAGAGACCATGAAAAGATATGATCCCGAAGAACAGCGGAAATTTTTTGAAATGGTGGCATGGCTGGTTGAATGGGCTGACGAAGAGTTTTTCGATATGCTGGGGTACATTTATATGCACCTGGAGCTGGGAAGCAAGAAAGCGGGCCAGTTTTTCACTCCATACAACATATGCCGTCTTATGGCCGGACTTATAAAATTCGATGGATCCGTAAGAGATATAAATGAGCCTACTTGCGGAGCAGGCGGAAATATCATAGCCGTAGCAGAGGAAATGAGGAAGCAGGGATATAACCCGCAACAGCTCATGAGAGTCGTATGTCAGGATATAGATGTAAAAGCCGTTTATATGGCATACGTCCAGCTTACCCTTTACGGGATTCCTGCAATAGTTTACCAGGCGGACACCCTTATGGATCCGGGAGGGAAAAACAGCAGTACGGGAAAGATGTATACCTTCGGATATGTCCTTGCGCCGCAATTATGGGAAACAAGAGAGGATGGTGAAACGGAATGAGGCTTGCAAAGCTGGTTACTGAGGCAGGGATAAGGATAGAAGCTCTGTCAAGATGCCTGAAGACACAGATAGAGAGATCATGAGCGACAGCGCAAAAGAGATCATAACGGCTTTTATAAGCCTCATAATAGGGATTCCGCTTGCGATAGTGACAATAATCTTAACCACAATCACGGCGGATAAGTTGAAAGAATGGAAGGACGGAAAGCATGAGAGGTAACAGATACCACCCCTTGCCGGATAAATGCTGCATGAAGTGTAAGTATAGTGAGCTGATGGCCGGAGGGAAACTAAAATGCCGGAACGAAGATTCTTTTTACTTTGAGTACGATATGGCAAAGAAAGACCATTGCCCGGACTTCAAGGAAGAACGGCAAAAACATTAAGGAGAGTATAATGCGGAGAAATTACTACACCGGGAAATATGCCCTGGATAAAAATGAATTCCTGAATGCTAAGTATTACGCCCTAAGATACAATAAGTGGCGTGATGAATACGAAGCCCTTGAAGATACCGGGAGAGGTATCAGATACGACAAGGAAAAGGTTCAGACCTCCGGGGATTATGACCCGGTGCAGGAGAACGGGATCCGGAGGGCGGAGCTGGCAAAGAAGCTGGAGATCATAGAGCAGACCGTCAAGGAAGTAGATAAAGACCTTTATCAATGGATCCTGCAAGGTGTGACGGATGAATTTGCGACCTATACCTACTTACGCATGACGAAGAATATGCCTTGCGGAGATCAGAAATATTACCGCCTCCGGAGAAAATTTTATTATCTTTTAGCACAAAAATTATAAAATCACCACTCACGGGGTATATTTTTGAATAAAATAGTATCAGAACATCATATGACTTTGCTCATAGATGCCCTCCTGCATACAAGATTTACATATCCCCCTTAAAGCCGTGAGCCTGCCACTCACGGCTTTTTATGTGGGGAGAAAGGGAAAAAGACCATGATGAGATGTAACGGAGTAAGCAACTTCTGGTACAAAGAAGGAAAAAGATACGTAGTAGCGGATATAACCACCGGAGAAACACCCTCCCCCTTCCCTACGACCGGAGAAAACATAGAATTTCTGAATGATGATGATGTCCTTGCTATGGGAACCAGTATCTACGTAGTACAGGGCGCAAAAGTCTATATGGCAAAGGATGACAATGGCACGTTCGTAGAGCAGTAAGGAGAGGTCTATGAAAATCGGATTATTCGATAAAATTTCATACGTCCTGGCAAAAAAATTCTGCAAGGATACCATAGAGGGAGCTGGAGCCGTAGCCGGAAAGAACTGCACCATATATCAGATCGAGCCTATAACGGGCGGCAATAAGGTATGGTTCAAGTGGTATCTGGATGATGGCACGGAGAAAACCGATTATATGATCGTTATGGACGGCGCAAAGGGAGATACCGGAGCCGCCGGACCCGCCGGAGCCAAAGGCGCAAAGGGTGACAAAGGTGAAGCCGGAGCAGCCGGGGCAAAAGGAGACACCGGAACGGCGGCCACTATCGAAGTGGGTAATGTAACCTCCGGAGCTTCCCCGAATGTCACAAATACCGGAACCTCTTCAGCAGCAGTGTTCAACTTTACCCTCCCCAAAGGAGACAAGGGAGACAAGGGAGACAAGGGAGCTGACGGACAGGACGGGAAATCTTTTGAGATAAAGGCGGCTTATGCCACTTATGCTGATTTGATTGCAGCACACCCTACCGGATCCGCCGGGGATGCCTACTTTGTAGGAGAAGGCACAAGCCCGGATCTTTATACCTGGCTTTCTGAAGATCAGGAATGGTATAACAACGGCCCTATAGCCGGAGTCAAGGGAGATAAGGGAGACACCGGGGATGATGGTTTTTCTCCTATTGCCACCGTAACAAAGAGCGGCGACACCGTAACCATAGAGATCACCGATAAGAACGGGACCACCAGGAAGACCGTATCTGACGGAGCTGACGGAGCACCCGGAGCAGACGGCCAGGACGGAAAAGACGGCAATGGTATTTACTCCATAGAGAAGACCAACACATCAGGCCTTGTGGATACCTACACCATAACCTTTGACGATGGAACCACCGAAACCTTCACCGTGACCAATGGAGCAGATGGTCAGGACGGAGACGATGGCAACGATGGAAAAGGAATAAGCAGTATCTCAAAGACCGGCACATCAGGCCTTGTGGATACCTATACCATCACCTACACGGACGGAACCAGCACTACCTTCACCGTGACGAACGGGACCGGGATTCCGACCGGTGGCAGTGAAGGGAATATCCTCATAAAAGCCTCCGCCACCGATTATGACGCTGAATGGGCTGCTTATGAGAAGATCATACCGAAGAACGCCGGTGCAAGGAATTTGACCTTCGGCGGAAGATATTTAGGAACCGCCCCCACAGCTGCACAGCTGGAAGCAATAGCGAACGGAACCTTTGAAGGACTTCTCCTGGGTGATTACTGGACTTCCGGAGGAATAAATTACCGGATAGCCGCATTTGATTACTGGCTTAATACCGGCGATACACAATGTACCACCCACCATGTTGTGATAGTCCCGGATCAGAATATGCTTGAAGCTAATGGATCCACCACTCACTATATGGATACCAGCAACACCACAGCGGACGGATATACAGGATCCGGATTCTTCAAGGGGAAGAACCACGACAATACCAACAATACCGCAAAGGCTACCTGCCGGAGTATGGCACAGGCCGTTTTCGGATCCGGCCATATTCTGACCCACAGGGAATTATTTACAAAGACCTCATCCAGCGGAAAACCCACCTCCGGTGAATGGGTGGATTCCGACATAGATCTTATGAACGAGCGTATGGTCTATGGCAACCCCGTCTTTGAGCCTGCAAACGATGGAACCACAGTTCCTTATCTTTACACCATAGATAAGTCACAGCTTCCGTTATTTGCCGTCAGACCGGATTTAATAACGAACCGTGCGCACTGGTGGCTTCGGGATGTCGTGTCGGCCACGTACTTCGCGTGTGTCAACTTCATCGGCAATGCGAGCCTCCACAGCGCGTCCTACGCCGGCATCGGTGTCCGCCCCGCTTTTGCAATCTGCTAATCTTCAATCTCACCCCCTTGTGGGGTGAGATAAACATAGCGATAGCATAAAAGGGAAACGGAAAAGGATTTGCGCTGGCGCAAATGAAATTATGA